ATTTATAAGGACAGACATATTAGCCGAATGGCAAGATTACAAAATTAACGAACCGTTGTGGCCGGCATGAGCAAATACAGTCAAGGTGAGTTCACTCCTAAGAATCCAGCTAAGCTTGTTGGTAATACTAAGATTTTTTATAGAAGTTCTTGGGAACTAGCAATCATGACATTCTTAGATACACACCCAAGTGTTGTTCAGTGGGCAAGTGAAAGTATCAGAATACCATATAAGAACCCGTTGACAGGAAAGAATAGCCAATACGTTCCGGACTTTCTAGTTCTCTATAAAGATAAAGGTGGCCGCCAACGGGCCGAGCTTGTAGAAGTTAAACCTAAAAAAGAAGCGCTATTGGAAAATGCTAAGAGCAAGCGCGACAAGGCAGCATTAATGGTTAATACAGCCAAATGGGCGCAGGCACTGTTATTTTGTAAAAAACACGGGATGTCTTTCAGAATTTTAACTGAGGATGATATTTTTTTGCAAAAAGGCAAGCGCTAATAGTTGTTGGTAAATACAGCAAAGTGATTTCAACCATGACTCTTAATAAAAATATATACTTGCAACAACTTAGTGAAATAACGATACATTCGAAATATAATATTTGGTATTGTGACATAATACGCAATGCATTGGATAGAGCATCTAATAGAATGGATGCAGAACGGTTGTTGGGTTATATCGAATGCCATCATATATTACCTAGGGCATTCAAACTGGGAGGAGATAACGACCCGATGAATTTTTCATATCTAACGGCTAGGGAACATTTTATATGTCAATATGTCATATGTTGTTAGTTAAGATAGTTGATAAGAAATATAAACGGTCAATGGCACATGCTAGCTTACTTATGAGTTATAAACATATAAACAACAAAAGATACAAAATAACGTCTAGAGTATATGACTCATTAAAATCATATGGTCACTGGAATAAAGGATTGTATGGATATACAGGCCATCCTCAGACAGCTGAGACAAAACAATACTTACAAAGTTTGTATAAAGGTGTAGCCAGATCTGAATCAGATAAGCAGCGTATGAGGGATGGGTGGATAAAACTTAAAGAACTTGGATATTCGCCGTGGAATAAAGGTAAGCTATTCCCTAACTTGATAAATGGCAAGTCTATTAGATGTTATTTTATATCACCCTCGGGTATAGAATATGAATACAATTCTATGCGCCAGGGGTGTATTAAACATAATTTGCCGACAAGTAAGATGTGTGAAGTAAACACAGGTAAACTAGCAAAATATAAAGGTTGGTCTGTACGAAAGGTTAATTTATGAGTACTGGTAGATTTAAAACATTAGAAGATACGTTCGACCTTGATCCGGCATCGTCTATAGAAACAGATGATGCTGTTGTAGAAACAGAAGAAGCACCAACAGACGATGATATTAAAGAGGCAATGGCTCAAGCTAAAGACCTCGAACAACAATTTATTAAGATGGACGGATACGACGTCCATGATAAAGAAATGGACGAGCTAGCCAATCTTGCTGTAAATGCACATAAAGACTTGCAAGACTTAGGTATGAATGTTGAGATCAAGCATGCTGGCGAGATATTCAGTAGTAGCAGTCAAATGTTAAAAATAGCGGTAGATGCAAAGAATAATAAGGTTGAAAAGAAGCTTAAGTTGTTGAAATTGCAGTTGGATAAGCTTAAGATAGATAAAACGTTTGATGATCCAAATAAGGCCACTGTGGACGGCAAGGCACTTCGATTAGACCGGAACGATATCCTACAGCAGATAAAAGATATCAATAACAAGGATAAATAAAGCTGCATATTTGGAGCTCTTGATAAATGAGATCGATTAAAGAATATATAGCTGAGTCGACTAAGGAACATGCCTACATCCTAAAGATGGCGGTTGAACCTAGTGAAGCGCAAGTCAATACGGTAGAGTTGTTGTTGCGTAGTTACGATATAGTCCACTTCAGCAAACTTTTAAAAGTGCAGGATGAGCGATTTGACTTTTTCGACGTCCCGTCACGTGATGTATGGAGCATACGATTTGTTACAAAGCAGCCGATAAGCAGCTATGTATTACAACAACGTATCCGCGAAGAACTTAACATACCAGAAAAGTACATTGTTGTTCGTACAAGTAATGAGCCCGTTGAAGTAGAAGCAGAAGATGAACGCTTCAAAGAATTAGTAGACAAGACAGCAGCAGACGATGGGTTGGTTGCTGGACCTAGATTAAGCATTAAGAGTTTCTACAACAATGCAGAACAACCTGCTGTAACAGACTTATACGGCGACAACTATAATAAGAATTTCCTAAACTATCTTGCAAATGTTAAGTCGGAGCGTCCAACAGACGAAGTAGACGCACCTGCTCCATTGTTCAGTTGGATAGCTATGAATAAGTTCATAGAAGAGAATGGTGTTGAACAAGTAGATTTTAATGCACACATAGATACACCAAAACCTGTTATGAAGGCTAAAGGAAAACAAACCGAACCAGTTATTGCAACAGCACTTGGTTCACATGGGAACTTAGATGACGGTGCGATGAATAACGTTCGCTTGCTAAAAGATCCCAAGACAGGCAAAGAGACCGCTGTGGTGGCACCTCGCGCCTCAAAGAAAGCAAAGGGGTAATAATATGGAAAATTACGTTAGTCTTATGTCTGCACTAAAGCATATTGTAGAAGACAGTGAAGTTGCAAATGCAACAGACAAGACATTGACAGAAGGTGTTGATTCTGAAATCAACGAAGACATTAACATATCGGTAGACGGCGCAGAAGCAGAAGAACTTATTCAGCGTATTGCATCGTTAGCAGGTAGTGACCAGCATAGTGATGCAATTGTACAAGCACCATCAGATGGTGTTGCAATTAACGACATGTCATTATCGGACGAACCTATCACAGCAAGTGATCAAGCAATATGCGATCAATGCAATTGCGCAATGTCTGATTGCCAGTGCAATGCAAGTGATGACAATTGTGAAACATGCAGTCAGACAACAGACAATTGCCAATGTGCTCCTGCTGATGGTATAACTGCTGAGATAGATGCAGACGAAGCTACTATGGAAAATGCAGACTATGATGTTGGTACTACTGAGAACAAGTCAAAAGGCCAACAGTTTGATTTTAAGAATTGGGAACCTGATCAGGAACCGCAGCGCAGAGTTAAAGCTATGTCTGGCGATAATCCATTGATTAAAGAAGATGCTGTTAAGCTTTTAGCTAAGCTACGAAACGACTATAAGGCATATATTGCAGAAGCCGAGGCTGCTAATAATGAAGCTGGTACTGCTAGTCCGTTAACTGCTAACAGCAGAGACAAATTTGAAAAAGATCCATTCGCCGAAGAAGACATTGTCGACGATGGCTCACATAGCCCAATGAGCACAATAGAACGTCAAGACGTAGATAAGTAACTTCTATGAAAGCGTCTGAGTTTATAACAGAGGACGATTCTATAGATCCTACCGAGTTACTAGAGAGAAAATGGTACTCGACGATGGCCAAGACTATGTCTCGTATGTCAGACGGCCATATGCCGGTATTGTATAAAAAACTAGAACCATTACTTAACGAACGCCGATCTGATCTTATTGAATATATAGAAAACCTATTGTCAAAAAGTCTGCAGAGATTAAATGATGTACGGTCAGATAGTCGCGTTCGCGATCAATTCTATTACCTACGTGATATGGCTAGCATACTGCATCAGTTTGGGCGTTTAACAACTACATGGTCAAATATTAGTTCATCGTTTGCTAAACGCATAGACGTTAACAAGACACAGATGATGTATCTCATTCTTACGTATTACAAGACAATGAGTAAAAACTCGAATACTGCTGCATCATATCACCGTGACAGTAACGAATTCATAAAAAATTTAATAATAGATTTGAAAGCCCTTGGTATCAATTGGCCAGAACTAGATACCATCGTATCAAGTGTTAATTATAGTAAATCAGTTAGTACACAACTAGACGAAGATAGTAGTATAGACAGACTATACAAGACTTTATTTGATTATCTTCGTCTCGGCTAATATAAAGCATTCTCAGAGCTTTCAACTAAATTAGCCGAAACAAAGTTGTCCTCAGAGGCGACGGCACTTCTTTATTCTAAACTAGAACCAGTGTTGCTTAAACGTAAACGACGATTAGTAGAATATGTAATGAATGCTACAGCTGGTATTGTTACAGCCAACATAGAACCTCCATACAATGCAGACTTACATTTTATTTTTTCTGAATTGAAGGATGTAATCAGGATGATTATCCAATTAAAGCGCATAGGTGTTAACTGGCCTGAAATTTCAGAGAACGTATTTGTGAATAGGACAAACGGATGCAAGGATAAGTTAGTAAAAGCATTATTAATGCATAATAGCAACTTAATGACCAGGGTAGATGATACTTCCCGCAAATATTATATCTCTAACATATTAACTAGTTTGAAATCTATAGGTATAGACTGGCCCGAATTACAAATGGTTGGCAACAGCATTTATGCTAAGACGAGATAACACATTTTCACCAATATAACCAATAAATATGTATATAAATATTCACCGAAGGTACGGGCATGACAGGATTTTATACTAGAGACGAACTAATAGAACTAATAAAATGTAGAGATGACATGCTATATTTTATGGACAATTATATGATGATAGATCATCCTGTAATGGGCAAGACTTGGATAATTCCAAACACATATCAAGTTGACATTGTTAATGCACACATATCAAATGATAGAGTTGTTGCGTCTGCACCTCGCCAATCCGGGAAAACGACTGCGATCGCATGCATTGCATTACATACCGCATTATTCAACAAATATAGTGTTAATATCATTGCTTCTCCAAGTTCGTACATGAGTAAAAGTGCATTAGAGAAAGTTGCATTCGCATATGATTGTTTACCGGATTATTTTAAATCATTGGCTGCTATTACTAGCATTAAAAAGAAGAGTATAAGATTTAGCAATCATAGTTCAATAGATGCAACGATTAGTACAAATTTATGTAGAGGTCGAAGCGTAACAACGTTGTTACTAGACGATATTGATTTCGCTAAAGATAAGAATGTGTGGGGATTTATGCCTACTATTATTTCTGGAAAATGTGTAGTAGTATCAACACCTAATACAAACGAAAAATTGTCAAACACTCAATGGAAACGAGTAGGTGATTCTGCTCCGTTATCAATTGAAAAGACACTTGGGTTAAGCATAGCGTAAAAACAAATGGCTATAAGTAAACCACAACAACCTGATTTCAATTTAGTCAAAGCGGCAAACGCTATGTCTACATATACTAACGAGCAATTGCGAGACTTAGTACGATGCAGCGAAGATCCATTATTCTTTATGGAAAAGTTTATGTGGATCCAACATCCGGTGAGAGGTAAGATACCATTCGAAGCGTATGACTATCAAAAGAAGTTAGTTGAAGCTTATTGGAAAAATACAAACGTCATTGCATTGTTATCTCGTCAATCTGGTAAGACAACTACAGCCGCCGGTTTCTTGTTGTGGTATGCTATGTTCAATTCTAACGTAACAATCCTTATTGCAGCAAACAAGTTCCGTGCTGCAACAGAAATCATGGACAGAATTAAGTTCGCATATGAAGAATTGCCAGACTTTATTCGTGCCGGTGCTAATACATATAACGTACAAGACATAAAATTTGACAATGGTTCGCGAATCAAATCAACAACTACAACGCCAGATTCTGGACGTGGTATGTCTATCTCGTTACTATACTTAGATGAGTTCTCATTCGTTAAACCAAGAATCGCCGAAGAGTTCTGGACAGCTATGAGTCCCACGTTGTCAACTGGTGGTAAGTGCATTATTACATCTACGCCTAATTCAGACGAAGACAAGTTTGCAGAACTATGGATAGGTGCAAATAAGACTATAGATGATAACGGCGACGATGTTCCGAACGGTCTTGGTGTGAATGGATTCAAAGCATTCTCTGCACATTATAGCGAAATACCAGGACGTGACGAAGCATGGGCTAAGCAAGAACGTGCTAAGATCGGATCAGACAAGTTCGACAGAGAGTATGATTTACAGTTCTTAACAGCAGACGACACGCTTATCAATGCTACAACATTATTAAAGTTACAAGGTGTTGATCCTATATTCAAAACAAATAACATACGATGGTATAAAAAGATTGCACCAAATCAAACATACCTGGTGGCATTGGATCCTAGTGCGGGTGTTGGCAAAGACCCTAGTACAGTAGAAGTGTTTAGTATGCCAGACATGTGCCAGGTAGCCGAATGGTGTGACAATAGAACAAGCATTCCCAATCAGGTCAAGACATTGCAGAATGTTATTAACTTCATATATGCTGAGATGAAGAGATTCCCCGAACAACGTAGTGAACCAGACATATACTATACACTTGAAAATAACACATGGGGTGAGGCTGCACTAGTAAGTCTATTAGACATGGGTGAAGATCGTATAAACGGTATTATGATGCACGAACCAAAGCAGGTGGGCGTTGCCCGTACACGAAAAGGTCTTAACACAAACACTAGATCGAAGGCATTGGCGTGCAGTAAGTTAAAAACACTAATTGAAGCTAACAGAATCACAGTATATAGTAAGCTATTAGTACGACAACTGAAGTTCTTTGTTAGCAAAGGTGATAGCTTTGCTGCTAAGCAGGGTGAACATGACGATTGCGTTATGGCTATGATACTGTGTATTCGTATGATGCAGCTTGTTACAAACTGGGACGAAAAGGCAGGCGAACTGTTGCGTGACAACTTCGGTGATGATGTTCATGAAGATCCAATGCCTATAAGTTTTAGCTTCTAATAAATATATGAGCTAAGCAAGGTGCAGTATGAAGATATCCGAAATATTACTTGAAGATGACTACGTTGACGAGCCTGTGGTTATGGTCAAGAATAACATAGAGAAATTTGTTAACGAGCTTATTTTAAATGGTATGACTGGTAACGAATTAAAAGCCGAGTTAGAGAAAAATAAAGCTGCAATCACCCGTGCTATATCTAGTAATATAAATGCAAAACCCGAATACATGTCTGTGCTCAATCGAATTAATCGGCGATTGTTGAGGTTTAATGCATCGATAGATTGGATGAATGCAGATTCTGTTCATAATGTCCTTGGTCCTAAGATATACAAACGACTTGAAAATATATTAGTAGAGTATCCGTCGGGAAGATTTATTAGTGCTTTAGCAGAGTATATGTGATTAAAAATAAAGTTACCAACAGACAAGTTACTTGAATTAGTTAATAAGTATAAGAACGTCTTCTTAGACGGAATCGAAGGTGATATACACGAATTTGCCAGACAAAACACGTTAGCCTCTATTGGTTGGGCAACATTTAGAATATGTACATTACGTAAATTAGGAATAAATTGGCCAGAAATTTCGTCACAGGCTGTATTAGGACAGTTGAATAGTCATAAACCTGCTATTATAAAAGCTATGCTAGAATATGTGTCATATGGTCTGAAACATAGATTTTCACATGACACGTATATAACCCACATGGTCGATGAACTAAAAGAACTCGGCGTCACCTGGCCAGAGCTAGATGCCATTTATGCAAGTACCTCAATACAATCCAGATAACATCCCTAACTTTATATAAATATATAGCATTTATTAGGGACACAATAGCTATGAATTTTAACTGGGACATTATCAGCGATAAGATCTGGGGTATACTCATCGGCGTTGGGTTTACTGTCAGTAT